AGAAGTCGAAGAAAGAACGACGTAAGATCCGCGGAAGAAAGGAGGAGATCCCGCGTTATAAGTAGGCTCGACGGGTCCACTCGCTGAAGAATGATCGTCTTGAATACAAGCTGATTGATAAACGAGATCGGCCATTACTCGACCATTGTCGAGAGAGATCGAGACGGATTCGAGAACGCATCCGAAGCATAGAGTTTTAAAATCAACTCCTTCGACTTGGAAAGCGACGGAGGAGACTTTGTTCCCTGTTTGAGTTCGGCTTCCTGGATACCAAGTTTGCATCGCTCGAAGAGTAGTCGAAGTCGTCAAGTTTGATAGAGCTGGAGAGATCGAGATGTCTCCCGAATCATCGTTATCAGTCACCGCGGTATATTCCGCTCTTCCCGCGATTGTACATCCGAGAAGGTTTCCGACCGCGTAATCGGTATTCGTTGCAGTTGGAGTGAATGAGTTATTACTAGCAACCGCTGAAGGAGTATCGCTTGCGATCGTATGCTTTGCAGTTTGAAATCCCGCTCCGAGAAGATATCCAAGATAGTTCGAGTCGTAATCACTTGGACTCGATCCGATCGTCGTTAGATCAAGTCGGAGAGATACTTGTCCAGTCCGACGACGAACGCGAGAACCGCTAGAAAAAACGGTGTCGGGTTCGGGAGGTAATCCGTAAGAACCGTCACGAGCGTCGTTTCGTTCGCTTGCGATGGGTTCTCCATAGATAATAATAGGATCCCGTTCGCAAGGAATAGAAACAAAAGTAAGAGCGGAACTGCTAGGAAGTCCCGTGGTCGAGTCGAGCGATCCGAAACTTGATTCGGCCGCGATTGAAAGTGATCTATGTGTAACACTCATTTAGTCCTCCAGGTAAAGAAGATCAAAAGGAACAATCAAGACGAGTCCGAAGAGTTCGCCGTTGATATCTGATAAAGGTTCCGTCGAAGGAACTCCGGGGATAATCGAGACGATTCCCGTCGTCGAAAGATTGTACTCAGGGCCTTTCAAAGTATCGATCAATTTGGACGCGTCTTCATTGATTAATCGTTTCAAGAATCCATGATCGTTAGGAATATCATATCGAACTCTCAACTCTAAAGAAGTCCGCTTTCGTCCGCTTAATCCCGCGAGTCCATCATCTTCCGCGAAAGTATTCGTTTCGATCTCAAAGTATCGAGTCGAGTTCGGTCTTTGATCGAGAGGAAGAGTCCGTCCGTTTCCTGTTTGGATTGCAACGAATCCATGATGGGAATCAGTCTTCGGAGTAATCCCTTCGATCATGTCCTCGATCTACTCTAGACTTGCGAAGATTCCTTGACTCATGGTTTCCTCCCTTGGTTAAGCTTTCGAGCAATTTCCGCTTCGACGGTCGCGTATAATATATTAACATCTTTTTGAGTCAATCCAAGATATTCGCGAGTCTCGTTGACGTAATATCCGTAATACTGTACGTGTTGAGTCAATCCAATTACGAATCGATTCTGCGTTGCTTGGAGGACGACGAGATTATTCATCAGGATTCCTGAAAGGACGAGATCAACTTCCGCGGAATCTCCTCCGCTTCCTCTCTTCCGAGATCGATGTTTGTATTCTCGATATCCTCCTTGAAAGAACATCGAGTCTCCTCGCCTCTCTCCTCCTTTTGGTTTGAGTCTCGCTCCCGTTCCTCGTCCGATGGGAATGTAAATCGGCTTCGTCGAATACTTCTTGAATGCGACTCCGTTCGCGTCGATCCCTTCACTCGTTCGAAGCTTGATCGATGCAAGCGTATTCATCGCGAGACGTTGCGTGTCCGCTTTCGTCCATAGCTTTTTCGGGAGTTTTAGTTTCGACTTTAACGGCATTGATTCTCCTAAATAGGAAGTGATTTCCTATTTAATGTTTCATCCCTCGCGTCGCAGTGAAGAAAGCGTCGTTCGAGGATCGAGTATAGTTTTTCCATGAAGCCCTAAAGTCGGTTGTCTTCCCTCCGCTTTCTCTTCGATCAAGTTCCCCTGAATCGATCACTCCGTCCCCATCGAGATCGAGAGCGAGAGAACGAAGAGCGATCTCCATTAATTCTTTACATCGAGTTCTCATTTGATCTGCGACATCCATTTGAAGATTCTGCTCATAGATCAACGCGGCAGTGCAATAAGCATGAGCGAGTTTAAAGGACTCTGGATTGAATACTTCGTCCTCCGTCGCGTCCTCTGCTAAAACGACGTCTCGGATTTGGAGAATGAGTTCGGACTCCGCAGCCTCGATCTGATTCGAGAAATCGGATTGACGACGCGGGACCATATCCGCGAGAGGAGCGAAGATCTCGACTAGATCGTCATGAGAAAGTCCCGTCGAGAATATTCGAGGAGTCGTCTTCAGGAGTCCTTTTTCCTGTTTGTTGATTGTATTCGATCCGATGTCGGAGGAATAGCTAATCACGAACGGATAAGTATTCGCAGTCGAGATCGAGTCTTCTGTATTCGCGATCGATGCCGTCCAGAGAGCGAACTCCAAAGAAGCAGTCGAACTTAGATCGATCTCCCTCGGTAAAGGCTCCGCGAGAATCGCAGTCGTCCCGACGACTCGATTGATATTAACAGAATAAAACGTGTCTCCATTTGTGATCAAGAATCCCTTGATCTGATCTCTTTGGAGGCCCGTCGCTTGGTTGTCAATCGTCAACGTCCGTCGATCGTTCGCAATAGCAGAGACGGTCGCAGAGGAACGCGATTGACTAAAGTTATAATTGACCGCGTTAAGAATGAGAACGGGAGTTCCTGAGATGGGAGAAGGAGCATTCCATTCAAACAGATATGTCTTGTCTTTGATTGCTTTTCTCATCGCTTTCTCCTTGATCCTGAGTTCGCGTCTTTAATATCCGCGTCGGTTGCTTTTGTTAGATTCGCCGCTTTCATAAATGACTCCGTAATCGGACTCCAGGAATGTCGACAGTTATAACCGCCTCCACTTGTCCGAACGGATAAACCTTGTCCGTTATTTAGTTTCGCGAGTTGGGTTTTATCGACGACCTTGTTGATCAATGGTAGACAAAAAGGACGAGTGATTCCGTCGCGTGGTCCGGTGTAAAGATATAAATCTAAACCGACTGCATCCGCGGCGATCATGTTGACCGATCTTCCGAACTGAGAAATCTTCGTTCTTACTTCGGTCTGTAGAGATCCCGCTCCTCGCTCTAAAGTTAAAGCAAGATTCGAGATCGCTAGTTTTGGAGGAGTATCGACGACCATCGAAGTCAAAGATTCTTTGACATTCTTCGAGACAGTCGGGACGACGATATCGTCGAACACGTTTTGAACTGTCAACGCTTTGATCGAGTCAACTTCGTTTTGAATGAAAAGCGGAGTCCAGGTCGGTTCGACAACTCCGATCGATTCATTAATTGCTTTTAAAAGCTTGTTCTGTTGATCGATGAAATCTTCCACCGAATCAGAGAGTCCCCCTCGAAGAATCAAATCGATGAGCTGATCTTGAGGAAGAGAGAGAAGAGCGGGAGGACTTGTTTGTTCAAGTATGTCCTCCAATGATCTTACGAGTCTTCGAGTCGCTTTCTTGTAAACAGTGCCGAATTGATCGGCTGCTCGCTTCTCTGCTTTGAGTTCCTTTATTCTAGCCTTCGTCATCTTTGCTAATAAAGGAGGTTGTTCTTTCGCTTGACGAGTCAAGTCCTCGATCGCCTTTTCATCGGCGTCGATTCGCTCCGCAAGGAGAATGTGGTCATGATCGTCGAAGCAAGAAAACATAGGTCAACCGTATCTTATAGACAATCGGTTAAGAGGAACGCGAAAGAGTCGTCGATCTTAGTAAATGTTTGAACTTCTTCATTCCATACATAACGACGAGTACTATCGAGAGCATCATATTGACCTGCGGAAAGTCCGGAGAACTCGAAGTCAAGGGCTGCGACGGGCATCGCTTTAACGTTCCCGCTCTTTGAGACAACCGCGTCCGATCCTTTAAGAATACCCATGAAGATCGTGTCTGCTGTCCAGATATATCCTTCGGAAGAAGTCGCTCCAGGATTCGCAGTCTCGCGTCGAGCGGCTCCGACATATACGTTCGGAATACCGAGAACATCTTTGAGAACTTGGATAACTACTTCGTCGTTCAAGATTCGATTTCCACTTGCAAGGCCGTTCCCAACGGATCCCGCGAATCCTCGGACTTCGGGATTTCGAGCGAGTTCGCGGAATACGTCTCGACCAAGAATCAAACAATCGGGATTAATTCCATGAGAGTTCGCGAAGACAGTATCTTTTACGACATGGAGATCATGGAGAGGCTCTCCGCCCGCGGCGTTGAACTTGTTCCCTGTTCCTCCCGTCAAGGCTGCGACGGTTGAATTATTAGTGAAGTTCGCAGTATCAAAAAGAAGATCCGCGGCTCGCTTCTCTTTAGCGAGTTTCATAGTTCGAGCAACTTTCCGAACGATTCGCGCTTCTTCGCTTCCGGGGTATTGAGAGTCGAAGATGTCTTCCATTGCGATTGAATCACTTGCAGAATAGATCTTTGCTTTATAAGTCAAAGAGGTTCGATCGAAAGAACCAATCATCGCGCGACTTGATCCAGGAGCCCGCTCTAAATCGAGATCGGTCGCTCCCATGAAATTACGAGTGTTTTCGATGAGAAGAGTTCCGCTTCTTTCAGGGATATTCACTTTCTCGAAAACTTGATCGGCGATGAGTTGATTATCTGAGGGGATCGCTTCGATCGCGAGATTCGTTAAAATCTGATCGACAGGATGAAGATTACTATATGAAGATGCCATGAGTTAAACTCCTTAAGCTTTAACGACAACTGGACCGAAGAAAAGGACTTCACCTTGATCTCCATCCGCAGCTGCAGTTGAATTGATATTTGGAAGAATACGAGCGACGACGAAATTCGTTGAGGCTGCTGAATCGAGCTTTCCACTTGCGGCCGCAGTCAAAAGACAGTCTCCTGAGTTCTCGAAAGCAGCGATCGCTCCGAGTTTCGCTCGACTCACTCCTTGAATAAGAACGTCGGTAACTTCACCCGCCGCGCATCCGCGTTGAGCGATTCCAAGAATAAGCGCGGAAGTCGCATCAGCTGCTCCGCATTGAGCGATCTTTCCATCTGCATCGAACTTAACGAGATCGAATTCGCTAATGGTTGACGCTGCAACATATGACTTTACGATATTTTGAGTCTGCATGATTATACTCCGTAAGCTTTCATATACTCTTCAGTATTAGTTTGTCGAAACTCTGAAAGAGCTTGTGAATAAGTCAATCCCTTCTCCTTAGAGAGAGACTGAATCTTTTGATTAATGGTTTCTTTAGTGATCTCTTGTCCGCTTGCTCCGTGTCCGATTTGAGTCATCGGGACGACAGAGTTTAAAGGACGATCGGAGAACATAGTCCAGAATGTATCGTCTCCGCTCTTCTTAAGATCGAAGGCTTTATTCGCTGCGTTCTCTTCCGCGGGAGAAATCTTTCCTTCTCGAAGAAGAGATCCGACTGCTTCGCGACGTTCCGCGTCGAGTTTCTCTTTTTGGAGGGATTGAACTTGCTCTCGAAGAGATTGGATCTCGGAAAGAAGTTGAGGGCTCGGAAGAGATTCAGACATTTTATAATGCTCTTTCTTCTTCTCTTCCTTGTCGTCCTCTTTCATCTTCTCTTCTTTGTCGTCCTCTTTCATCTTCTCTTTGTCGTCATGCTCTGCGAGTTCGGACTTATCGTCCTCTTTCATTTTCTTCTCGTCGTCATGCTCTGCAAGTTCAGAGTCCTTATTGATTTTAGCTTCGTTCTCTTGACTCATCTCTTTGATCTTTGCTTCCAAAGAACGAACCATCGCGTCCTTTTGCATAGCGAGATCGATGAGATCATCGTGAGACATTCCGCGAAGATCTGATTCAGTAACCATCATAGTCTCCTTAAGCGTTATGCGGTCAATTTTGTTGGATTGTTGAGCAGGTCGAGGAGTCAAAGTGATCGCTAAAAGTTGAGCGTCTCCGACTTTCTCTCCCCCATCTCGCGTAAATATTTCTCCGTGTAAATACTCTGGAGAACTCCAAAGTATTCCTCCCGCGTCTTTGACGACTTGAAGGCCTCGCTCGTTATAAGCGGGAATCGCATAAAGACCGTCGTCTCGGAGATCAAGATCGACGATTAATCCGAGAGCGTTTCCGCTTTCGGGAGGAGCGGGAGATCCTCCTTGAAATGGACTCGTCGCGTGTTGCCAATCGATGATGACGGGATCCGCTTCTTTGCGTTCCCTGAATACACGGACCATCTCTTCGAGGAGGGATTGATCGATCTCTTTTCCGATGTTGTCTCCATTCATTCGAGATGAGACTTGACCAAGGGAAAGAGTCTTAAACGGTTTACCGATCGTGAGTCCATCGGGAATCTCATACGTCGGATTAACTTCTCCGAGAAGGGACGCTTCTGCGTACGCTCGAAGAGTGTTTGATTTTTCATCTGCTTTATTCATTTGATTTACTACTTTCTTCGACCAAGTAAAACCTGGATCTCCTCCCCATCCGTTCCACGCTTGCCACCCTTTCCCCTGCTCGCTCCAAGTCTTCCCTTGTTTATCGACTTCGTGTCGAGTGAAATAGTTAAGCATTCGTCGAACGGTTTCGGGAGAGAGTTCTTTTCCGTTTGAAAGATCTCTCGCTCTCGCGATTCCGACTGCCGTCATTCCTCTCTGAGACTCAGGCTTATCGGCTCGAACTTCTAAAGCCCGTCTCGCGGCCTCTTGTACTCCTTTTGGAGGAGTGAAATCGATATGAGAATATTTCTTCGGGACGGCGAGGAGTTCGGCTTTCTTCTTTGCTTCGGATCGTTGGGGATGTCCCTTCGGTAAGAGATCGAGGTCCGTCGTATAAGACTTCTTTCGCTCTCCAGTTCCGACTAGCTTTAAGAATGCTTTTACTCTCGCTAAGGCCCATTGTTCTCTCGATGTAACTTGCGGACGATGGGAAGCAGAGAACGCTCCCGCTCCGCGTTGATATACAGCTTTAAGCGTTCCGAGATCAACTCTTTTCGATTTGGCTGTATATTTTTCGTTATGTTCATCACGATAGTTCTCGAGAGCTTTCAATGATTTCTCAGGGATCTTGATTCCTCCTCTCGATCCACTCGCGACGCCCTTCGGATTCTTCTTCGATCCTGTTACTCGATCTTTAGGAGGAGCCGGGGTTTGAGCTTCCGTCCTCTTCTTCTTTACTCTAATCTTCTTGACCATGATCGCGACCCTTTCTTCTCATGAGAGTTTCTGCGAAAGAAGCGACTCCTCCCCCTTTACCGCTCGACGCTCGATCGAGTGGAGATCGTTCCGCGTCTTCAGGGAGAGATCCCGCTCCGAGTCTTTCTCGGATTGCTCTTTCGAGATCGTTGTCGGGAGTGAGTAGTCCTGACTGTACAAGTCCGGGAAGCATTCCGAGCGATTCGGCGAGATCATCGGTATCGAGTCCAGTATGAGTTAATCGAGGAAGTTTCGAAGCATCGATCGCTCCGTAATTCCATCGGATCAAACGTCCGATCGTTCCTCCTCCTCGTCGATCCATTCCTGATATCTGACTCGCGACGATATCGCATAGATTAATCGCGGCTCGTCGAAAGACAGAAAGATGAATCTCTCCAACGGATCTCGCTCCAGTGTCTGAGATTCCGAGATTCGCGAATTGAGCGAGGAAAGCTTGACTGATTTGGTTATCGCATTCTTTGATTATGTCTAAAGGCCCCTGAGAGTAAAGATTCGGAG